ATGTCGCATATTTTACGCGCTATCCAATTGGACTGATAACAATTATCGAGACTAGCATAATCGTTCAGTAACGCGGGCAACCATTCGTTATACGACCGCTTAGATTTAGCTGTACCGAGTCCGGTCATCACATTGGTGAGTCCGTCAAGGTTTGTTAATGCTGGTGGTTTAAGGTCTGTCATTACAAGTAATCCTTGAGGTTCGGTCGTTTCTTATCGAGCATTTGGTCAATGGCGTCAATCATCGGGTCGATTTGGTCGTCGTGCGTTTTGAAGTCACTTTGCAGCCCTTCACACTCAGCTAAGAAATCGTTAAGCCACGGTGCGTCACTTGGTAATCTGACATAGCCCGACTCGATATACCCTTGCACGTCCATGAATCGTGTTAGTTTATCAGTGTTTCGTTGAATCGCCAACACGGGTATGAGCGGCTTAGTCGATTTACGTATTTGTTGAATGAGGCCCGTACCGCTCGCTTTGTCCTCAATGAGCAATTTACGACACGACATACCGTGGACGGCTCGTGCTTTTTGCCAGAACGCAACGCAACGTTTCTTGAGTTCGTCCGACTCCCATTTTCCGCGCACTAAATCCACGAGATACAGATAACCGTCCTCGCCGACACCCCAATGTTCAAACACTGAGAAGTCGTTTCGTTCTTTGATTTTCTGTGCTGTATCGCCAATGATATACGAGTATTTCAACTTCGGTAATACCTGGTACTCACCGAACCATTCGGAACGGATCAACGAACCACCCTTCGCACTTGGTCGTTGTTGGTATAGCGCGTTCCACGTTAGCGAGCCGGACGCTTTACATTGTTCGACGAATGCACGTGGCATACGTTCGGGAAATAATATATCGTCTTTCTCGCGTAGCTTGTACGTGATGTCGTTGAGCGTATGCGTTTCGGGTTCGTCGTGATCCCATTCCATAGGGAACGATACGACACGCCATTGCTCGCCACCGTCAGCCGCACGAGAGAGTAATTGACCAGCTAAGTCGTTCTTATGCCAACGTGTGAGAATGATAATAATACCGTTAACTTTTGGGTCACGTCGAGTGTAGAACGTCGTATCGTACCAATCGATTACGGTTTCTTGATACGCTGGCGACGAGGCTTGTTTGTAGTCTTTCGCCGGGTCGTCGATAATACCGATATTCATACCCTGACCGGTAATACCACCACCAACACCCGCCGCACGATACGAACCGCCAGTCAACGCTCCGTCATTTGTCACTGGCTCCCACAACGTAGCTGTGTTACTTGCGCCACGTCCCATGGAACGACCCTGAACGAGTCGAGTGTCTGGGAATACTGACTCGTATTCCTTAGCGTCGATAATACGTTGGGTGTCGCGTGACATGCGTTCGGCAAGTGGTGAAGCGTATGACGTGGAAATCACATTCCATTTCGGAAAGCGACCCATGGCGTAGGCAGGGAAACGACGAGACGCTAATTCAGATTTACCCGAGCGTGGCGGTGCGAATATCATCAAGCGAGGCGATAAGCCCGCTTCGCAGTCGAGTAAGAACTGATCGAGTTCTGCACACACGAGTTCATTAAACCATCCCGTTTCGTAATCTGGTTTCGTAAACAACGTGAAATCGAGCATCGACTCGCGTGCTCCTTCGATTGCCCGTTTACGTAGCGTTTCGTAAATCGCGTTATTACTCGACACGTTTCGACCCTAGCTGGTTATGGTAACGACCGAGACCCAACGCTTTCAATTTAGCTTCGAGTTCTTCGTCTGGTATTTCTTGAATTTGGATCGGCGTTCCACCTGGTCCGCTAATTTCGACGAGTTGTTTGTCGAGTCCGAGTAATTTCGATTTACCCAACGTAGCGGATACCGCCGCGCTCGTTTGAGGTGTTTCGGCACTGAGCGCAATTTGTCGAGCTTCTTCGAGCTCACCGAGCAGATCGTCAACGGTCACACGGTGTCGCAGTCGATGTTCTTCGCGTAAAGCGTCAATTCTCCCCGCTACGTCCCCGTCATGGATTAATTCGCTTGCTCGCTTACGTATGGTCGTATCTTTCATTTTCGACGCGTTGTAAGCGCCTCTGTACGCCTCAGCGTGATTGTTTAATTCCACAACAAGACGAGCAAACTTTTCTTTCTTTTCCGTCATTGCCATTCTAGTTCAGCCCATTATCTAACATGCCGTCAATAATGCCACAATTCGCCCCATAACGCCACACATCGAGCAGTACCCCGAACGGAATAAGTGAGGTAAATTAAACAGGTAACATCTAATCGTTACAAATCAATAACTTAACACTAATACCTCTATACCTCTATTCTTTTAAAGTTATAAGGGTAAGTAAGTAAGAATATAATACATAGTATATAGTAATAAATATATATACATATAGTATATGCTAATGGCGATAATTAATAGAGAGAGTATCGAATGATACGGGGTGACACCTACTTTTCAGTTAACGGTTTTGATTCAACAGCTTACAGTACCTCAAACGCTACCCCGCAAATTAAGGTGGCGCAAAGTCATATCATAATGATATAATAATCGTGACGTAATTTGACGTTATTATATAAAGAGAATATGACATGACCGTATACCACCACGCCAACGGACTTCCTTCGAAGTATCCAACGGACCAAGAATTTGCAATGAACGTAAAGTCGTCATACTATGATGACGGCGTAAAATGCCCTACATGTGAAGTTATGAGCGTAAAATATACACACGATAAGTCGTGTAGATGGTGTGTAAGGCAACGAGCGATACACTTATATAACCTAAGTGTGGGTAGCGACCTCGTGTATATCAACACCGAAACGGGTCGAGCAATGGCTAAAATAGCACGTTCAACTGACGTCGAAATACCATCAGAAACGTTTAGTAGAATGCTCGAATTAGTCGACATCGCAAAGAGTGATAACGCGTTCACAGTATCAACTGAACCATGTAAAACTAAACCTCACTTCGGACTTAAACGTTATGGTAAGTGTTACGAGTGCGAATTAGAAAAGAACAAACCAACGGTGCGCCAAGTAGCCATATCAAAGGGTGAAAACTGGTACATACCGTCAACACCTTGCCCACGATGTGAAACACGTTCAGAACGTCACGTATATAACGGATCATGTCGTGGTTGCTCACCAGTTAAACATGACACAGCGGGTAACGACGACCGCTCAACGCCTGACTCGATTATGATGCACGCTAACCCTGACATGATCCTCAGTCGCGAAGATGCACGCGCATACGAAATGAAAGTGTATCGCACTGGTCAGAAATGCAAACACGGACACGACCATTGGCGCTACGTATCCACAGGTAATTGCATAACGTGCCTACGCACTAAGGACGGCGAGTGATGATCAATCCACAGGAATTTAACGCTACTTTAAATAAGATACGCACACGTGAACTTAAAAAGCGTTATCACGAAATTGAAATATTGAAAGAAGATATAAAAGACGCATCGATAACCATAAATGTTTTAATATTCGTCATTGTATCATTGCTCGCGTTTTTAGCTTTTCTACTAACCAAACTATAGACAACAAAAAGCCCGCTCAACGGCGGGCAATATTTAAAGTGTATGTATCACAGCTTAAAGTGTTCAGTTAATACGTCTATCAGTTTTACCGCCGTTTCTCTATCTATATCAACCGACTCGTCATTGTCAGGGTACAAGCAGTAAGATGATTGTTCCGTCCACTCTAAAGCTATCGCGTTATATTCTGGTGAGCCCTCGAACGTCGTAACGTTTAAGCAAATCTTACCTATTTCTAATACCGTTGTTTCTTTCATTACATTACCTCGCTATCAAAACAATCGCTGCAGGTTATAATTTCACCCTCGTCGTCACCTCTCGGGTCTTTACTGCATAAATACATGTCACTCGGTTCGTGACCTTCAAAAGCTATAAACCATTTAGCTATTCTATTCGTTTCTAACATCGGAACGATACTATAAAACCTGCCCCAGTTTCCGTACCATGTTCTAATATACTCTATCATTTCGGTTCTGTTCATCACACCACCTCGGTAATTAACACAGGTTTATTCTTCGAGTCTTTCATGAATACATGACCAACCCTCAACCACCTTCCACTAATTTTACAGTATGGGTAATACACCTCAACACCATAACTCTTTTTGTAATATGTACCGTTTAATTCGTGTGTAGCGTTCTTTGGTCGTTTCATCACATCTTCCCCTTTATCCATTCTTGTAATCGTATCAATCTGTCATGCGTATCGGTAGCGATACGACCCTGTTCAACCGCGACGTCCTCAGCACCTTCTGCGCCTTCATAGCGTGGCATTAGTAACGGCGCGATAAGTAATTCACTCGGCGGTGTCAACGCGGGCGGTAACGGTTGGCATGGTACTGTTGATAAGGTCGAGCAACCCGCTATCATTAACACACTCAATAATAACGGGACGGTCGACCAGCTTGGTACGGTATTTATCGACATAGATTTTAACCTCCTCGTGACGCACAGTGGCGACACGTTTCTGTTCAATGGCTAACGCTTCGTCACTCACACGTAACTTAGTCGCGAGCGTATCAATACTGCGATACATTGCTACGTCACGTTCAAGCGCGTCACGTTCAGCGCTCACTGTGGCCGTATGTTGACCATACACGAAAGCGCCCCCGAGGGACGCTCCTACCGCAACAAGTGCGGCTAAATAATTATATATCATAAGTACGGGCCGGTTAACGCTTGCCAAATGGCCGACACGTACTTAGCTTGGTGTATCGCATCGGCTAACGCGTCGTGTTTAACACCTTCGAACGGGAAATCGCGTTTCGGGTCCAATCCAATAGCTTGACCTAACTCGACCATTGTCCGAACGTCTCGGTCGTTCCAAAACTTCCAAGGTACAGAGTCATGACAACCGGGATGGTCAAACGCGTTACGGATAATCACATTATCGAATGCGATACCGTTACCCCACACTTGACAACCAGGTTTAACGAAGTCTGCAAACTCAGCTAACACAGCGTTAATATGACCGGATTTATCGTTATTATAAAACTTCGAACGTGCTTCGTCGCTTTGCTTCATCCACCATAATACAGTGGAAGCATCGATCTGACCGTTTGATGAGATATCAACTTGCTCGTGAAACGTGTCACCAATTTCACCCGTAGACGGGTCGAAGTAACATGCACCGATTGCCATAATCGCAGCGTTACCAGACATGCCCATCGTTTCGATATCTAACATTATATGTTTCACGATATCTTACTCCCTCTAACAAGCGCCAACGCGAACCACGCTGGAATGGACAGAACGAACCCGCAGAACGCAACACCAGGTATTACCATGTTAGGCGCAGCGAACCACACGATCAACGTGTATAAAATAAATATCAATAGATTAGCGTTCATATCAAGCACACTCCACACATAATTTAACGCCCTGCACCGCATCGCGGCGCCCTTGCGGTATTACTTCACCACACTCAACACAATGAGTCGCACTAACACCCGTGTAACGAACGCGATTCGCTATTGTCGCTTGATGTAACGCTTCTTCACGTTCTAACGTTTCATCAATGAAATCAGACATAACATAACCCCGCTAGCATACCTAATGAAAACACAGCAATAAATCCCCAACCGACCCACGACGGAGCGCCACCCGTGATCATACCCGACTCACTCCACGGACGAACAGACACGTTACAACCGTGTGGTGCCGACTCGACGACTAGTTCGAAATCTTTACGGTCGTTTCGTGTAACGTACTCAAACCATATTTCTTCGGCTGTTGTCACATCGCAACGTAAACCAACAACACCGTCGACCGGACGAATAGTACCTAACACACTACGAATATTACTTAACGGGCTTTTCATGTTACCATCCCCGCTTAAAACAGGTACATGCGGTGGATTACCCGCTTTTTTTAGTCCGAAATTATGCGAATTATTACCGTTGCGATAAGTCAATTCGCCATATATATGACCATAAGCTTCATGCCATTTAATGCCGTCGACACTCCACTTGTAAGTGTCGACTCCTATATCTTTGTACCACGTCACCCCGTTTACTTCACCGGTTATGAAAGCTTCGGCGTCACGCGGTGAGTCAAACCATATTGTTTTATCCATAACAATCACCATCCCCGCTTAAAATTATGAGTTTTACGAACTTGACTTAATTTCCAGTTCGAACGATCCCGTTGCGCACGTGACGCCATGTCAATCGGGTTACACTTCGGACGGTCTTTGTCGTCAATGTCCCACGATAAACTACATCGTCCACACTGCATTTGGTCACCCTGTCTAATTGCGTTACAAGTCATAGTGTAACCTCAGTTAACTAGCGCCCCGACACGAAGCGCTTTATCTGTATCTAGATTAATTGTTCTTGACGGAATTGTCAACACTTATCGACGCTGACAACAAATCACCTTGAGCAGCCGCGTAAAGTCTCGCTATTTCTGCACCACTAGTCAAGTTACTGTGAATGTGGCCAACGCGAATATAGAGTCGAGGTTTCCCCGCTTCCATCGGTATGACGTTATTCACACGTCCGTCTTTCAAACCTGGATGATAATCGTAACCTAACGTGCGCATTAACTCGCGTCGTTTATTACGTGTGACCATGTTACCTTTACGCATGTTATCGATAAGCGCGTCGAGTTTGAACGATGACACCCAACCGCCAGCAAAACCGTCACGACCTTCGTCGATTGCTTCGATAATTTCTTGCTCAACACTACCCATGCCAATGGTAGCAGCTTCGGCGGTGCTTGACGTTATCGGCGCAGTTTGACAACTCATCGTAGGGTTAAATTCATCTGGTATTGCATAGTCAGTTAAAAACTGGGCGACCTTAGCGTAACCTTTGTCGTTATCTAACCAAGCGTACAACTTCGAGAAATACGAACCGTCCATACCGTCGCGAACAAGGTCGATTTTTTCCTGTTGCGCCGAATAAAACACACAGTAACGTCGGTCTTTGGTCGCGTCTTTAATACCGTCTTTATGATTTGAGTTGAACATAAAGTTACAACAAATATTATGCATCGCTTGGTCGGTATTCATCGCACGACGGGCAAGGCGTTTATTTGTGATCATCGGCTTGAGCGTTTCAATCATTTCCATTTTGTTTGACGGAACGTAAATATCCTCTACGCCAATGAACATCGTGTTAAATAACCAGGCGTTAAACTTCTCGCTGATTTCAAGTGCCGGCGGCATGTGGGTGTAACGGTCACCGATAGCATACGCCACGCAACGAGTAAATAACGTCTTACCGTTGCCAACAACGCCTTGTAACAGTGGCGCCCACTGGATTTTATAACCTTTGTACTGAATGCACGCGGCCATGTACGACAACAGTATTGTCTGGTCCCGTTCGTCTGGTAACACTTTGCGTAAATGTGTTGTGAATGGCGTGACATCACCCTCAATCATTTGTACGTTAATCGGTACGTACGTGTTGACATAACGCCAACCGTCGACATCAACGATACTACACGGTTTAAGGTCGGGTCTGAACGTCATCGAATCAACTTTGGGATTATGTAAACACTGCGACTCGGTGAACGCCTCCCATGCCTTTTTAGTCGTCTTTTCGCCCTCGTTATCAGTAACGAACGAATAACCGCCGTACATCGCATTAAACTGGTCAGATTTGAGCATTGCGCCGTTTGGTGTAAATACTTTGTTAGTCTCGGCGATATACACACAACCTTTGAAGATATCGACCTGTTGTTCAGCGCTGAGTAGTTGATAACCTTCGCGGAAAACCGACTCAACAACGATACTAGTATCTTCAAGTTCGATAGGTGCGCCGATACTGTAAAACGTTTCTTGACGTGCACACGCTCCCGTGATAGTTCGTTCCATGTACGACTTGTGATAATCCCACTTTGGGCGAACAAGACCCGATAATCTCATAATACGTTCAATACGGGCGCAATCGTTACCCGTCCAAAACGCTAAATGTTGAGCAATCGCAGCGTCGGCGCTAGACTCGTCAAAGTCTCGAACGTCATCGGGATATGTACCGGCTAACGCCTCGACGTTACGTGTCCACAAATCTTTAAACGAAGCGCGGATAACGCCGCCGCCAAACATCTGTTGAGCGGTAGCGGTCGCAGCAGAACCTAGAGCTTTCTCGATTAGCTTTTCGTCCGTCTTGGGTGGGTAGCTGCCTTCACAATGTGTCGTTGTCCATTCGTGAGCGTTACGTTCACTTGACACGCTGGCGGGGAAGTACGACGGGATAACCGCACTCAACGCCTCAGTGTGAACAAATCCAGCGTCACCGACAATACCGTTGCCAGTGAGCGCAACGAAGCGCCCCGAGGTGTACAGTTCGAGGTGTAACGGGATGTTCTTACAACCGTGTTCAGGTTCCGCGCCGTCATATTTACCGATGATGTGCAAACCTGTACCAGACTGCGACACTTCAACCGCCGCACCGGTAAATCGATTGCACAAATCCGTCGCGAGTGTTGACCACGCCATACCGTCATACGCCCCGTCGATATCAACGAAGAAAAACGGGTCGTTATCGGTGAACACGAACCCGACACCAAGGTCTGACGACTGAGCAACCGTCACGGCCGTGTCAGCGTCGACCCAATGTTTCGGGTCGTGTGCATCGACGATATTACCGAGAATATCACACGGGAATTTATCGAACTTACCCGCGCGACGCTTCGACGCAACCGCTTTCCATAACACGAACTGAGCGTAATCTCGCATCGCTGCGAGCGCTTGGGGGAATTGCTTCATTCTTCCCCCTCATGATCGCCACCCATTAGTAGTTCGAGTGATTCGCGCTTGAGCCATTCAGGTGCAGCGTGGGCGTCTTTATCGCCTTGGGCTAGACCTTGTGCGATGATTGGGCGTAACTCACGGTGAACAGCAGCACGCATAACGGCGCGACGTAATTGTGTCATGGTGTTAAAGATGTGGTTGACCTGACCCGTGGCCACACCAGCGACTTGAGCAACACCATCACGAGTCAGGGCGTTATACCCGTCAGTGTTGGCAATCTGTAACGCTGCCGCTAATATCTGGTCACGGCGTGCTTCTGGTTTCATTCTAGTACGTTGGTCTGACATGTTGGGTAATCCTTGGTTAAGTAGCAAATTGGCTAGAACGTCAATATATAGTGTTATGGCGCGGTCATCAATACCCTACCTTGACGAAACAGCGTTACTACCGTAATAGTCGGCTATTATGTCGTTTATAGAGTCGAGAATGTCTACACGCTTGAACCACAAATGCGCGTTGCCGTTCTTAAACATCTTGATTTTGAAATATTCGTTTTCGAACGAACCGTAACTCGCAGACCTCCTGAGTTCTGAACTGAACGAGTGCTCTTTAAAATCCACGTCGTCTATCGTCCTGACAACCCTGTCCAAGTCATTCATTTCAGGTTCTTGGTGGTAGTTAACACTAATGTCACCCATGAACACGGTAAACCATCTAGATAATATTATTTTTTTATTCACTTTAAAACCATCGTTTGTCTTGTATTTACCACACAGTGATTTGAATAAATTAACTACACCTCTGTTCATCATCTCACCGGCTTGACTGGCTGATGAAATCAAAGTGGCTCTGACGTTACCCTCGTTAAATTCAGGTGGGTTTACTTCGAGTGACTTATCAAACTCAACACGCGCTTGAGCATCCATGAACTTATTAAATCCGGTTAACTCAATGGTTCGTCTCCACATTCTCCGGTCTACGTTTACGGTAAGTTTGTCGATGTCGGTATAACTCCTGAAGTTTTCTACAGGGAATATATAACCGCCGACCTGCGAACATAAGTTTCTAGCTTTGGTTAAACTACGGTCAGCGTCGGTGAGATATCTTATTATGTCGTTACGGTCATTTATCATGTCGCTTATTGTCTTAGGTAAAGCTAAACTTTTGTCGAATCTACTCATTATTATCTATTCCTGTATTGACGAAGTTGTCAGCTTACCACGACTGACAATAATCCGCAACTGACCGCAATTGTACATTTTAATCGAACCCGCCTCGATATCAGGCGACCCGAGAAACACGCTCGGATCACCATCCATCTCAACCGACTCACCAACGGGCAACACCGCCCCGTTGTGAAAAATTGTTAAGTGGTGGCCGGTCATGGTAAGTTTGGATTCAAGTAAGTGACACGTTCGCAGAAGTCGAAAATCTCTTTCACTCGACGACCATCACGGGATACTGTGTTCGTAACAATGCCAAAAATGTGCATTTCAGCAGCGTAAGCAGTAAATCCCTCCAACATGTAAAGTTTTACGGCCCACCTCTGAGTCGGTCGTTTTATGATCCTTAATGCTATTGCTTCGAATTGGTCTTCGTTCATTTGTCATACCCTTTTAACTTTTTGATTTCGACATAATATACCCAATTTGGAAACCTACCTTTAACTCTAGCGCATCCTATTTCAATATCTGGATTAAGTTTAAAGAACACCCACCAAAAATCAGCAAGAGGATATTTTTTTTTGCTTTTGAATAAGTAGTCATGTAACTGCCTCCTCATCCAAGGGCTATTTATGACAACAGCCCTTTTGTTCACATCGCCCATAATGCTATACCTTTGCTTTGTAGAATTTGAACATGTCTTTGATTTCTTTGATTGTGTGTGAGCCTAATTTGTAACCGCATTCCAAGATTGCTTGGTCGTCATCTGATGCGTTATCGATTGCAAGGTCTTCGCCCATTTCGTCACCCATCATTTTACAAACTGCCTTCATATCGCTTAACTCTGAAGTCTTTCCGATTACTAAGAACATTCCAGCTTGTGTTTGAAGTTTCATGATTTTTGCCTTTTAGTTGGTGCGTTTCGTTTCGATAAAACAATAATAGCACTTTTTAGCTTTCATGCAAGCGTTATTTTGCTTTTAATTGAAATTAATTTACAACGAGCCCTCCGAGTTAACAAAACACGCATCGCCACCTAAACCCACAACTAACTCCATGAAGCGTAGTTGGGCGACCTCGTGGTCAGTACCTTTATATTGCCAGCCACCGTGTTTCACCTCGCGTGCTGTAAATTGACCAATTGTCGAACCAACCATATCACCAGTGATCAACACCGGTTTAATACCGATAAGGTCGGACGATTTTAACTGTTCGTTCATTTTCTTCGACACGTTACACAAACCATAACGTATTAGTCGACTGCGTTCGTCCTTACACGCGCCCACATTATTACGCCACAATCTAGCACCGACCCGTGACGCTTCGAGCGTGACGTTATTAACGACCGCCGCTTCACTAGCACCAGGTATTACCCGTGACGGGTCGGTGTTTGGCGCGGTGAACATCGCGGTTAATTCAGCTAACGCTATGTGGCTGACTGAGTGCTTAATCGCCCATTGTGTTAGTGTCATAGTGTCACCTCGTCACGTAGATGTGTTTTATCAGCATATTCTTGAGTTCTAACATACGCGTCGGCTTTCAAATTAAGTATGTCGATACAACGTTTAATAGCGTCAATCATTTCAGGTTTATTCATTTCAACTGCGTCTGTTAAAATATCAACAACATCGTCGAGTTCGTCACCCCCAGGTAATAACGCAAATAGCTCATCTTTGTCATCGTTGAGTTGATCGATACCGTCAACCATTAAAAGAGCCGTTACGGTATCGTAAGAAATATCACCGTGATAATTACCGGCACACATTTCTGGATACTTGAAACAATCAATCAATCTTTTTACGTCCACCATGACTACATACTCCCAATATCAATTGCAACTCTCGAACCGAGCGCTAAAGCCGCTTCGCTACTTAACGCCTGAGCGCTCAACCAATCTACGCCGTAACGTAGATAGAACCGTCTGAATATTTCACTATCGTCACGACCTGCCGCGCGGTAATGTCCTGCCCATATTGCCATTATTTCACGAAGCGCACCGATTGCGGTTTGCTGCGCTTCGAGTTTGACGGCGAATCGCTTAGTATGCGCCATTACACCTATCGCAGGTGTGTGCTTACGCATCAAATCAGCGCGATACTCTGCGACCGCTTCATCCATCGGGCGGTCAACCTTCGCCACTTCGCCACGCATCGCCGCGAGCGTATCGGCGTCAAGCTCGAACAAATCCCCGTCGACGTGTTCAGGTCCTGTTCGCTCGGCGGGCGTTGGCGTTCGTATCTCAAGCCCACAATACTTACAGACTTTTAGATATCTTTCAAATACACCATAACAACCTCTCTTTGTAACTACCCCATCGACTTTATGATCGACACACGTTCTAGTGGTATCTTCGGCTTTACTGTCACCACGCTTCTCGCGTCTGTCAAGCGACCATTCACGTTTAGCGTCTGGTAATCCGTGACGGGCGACGTTACCCGCGTGATCTGAATAAATGCCGAAATCCTTACCGTCCATCAGTCGCAGCATACGCCCAAACCGTTGACAGTAACGACCGTAAGAGTTTGTCGGGTATGCGTCCTGCACGACCTCAATCGCTGGAAGGTCAAACCCTTCGTCAAAAAGTGCGACGTTTATTAACACCATCAATTCACGTCGCGCAAATTTACGAATAGAATTGATGCGCACTTCGTCGTCAGTATTACCGTTTAATGACTTAGCGGTTATGCCCGACGCGATAAATTGCGCTTCGAGTTTTTCGGCCGATACGACACTCGGCACGAACACGACGGATAACATACCTTTAAATTTGTTCAGATACGTTTGAACCACGTCGCCTACGATTCGTTTTGTGCCATCATCGGGAACATCAACAAGTGACGAGTGTTCAACAGCGTCACGAACCTGGTTGACGTTAAAATCGTTCGTCGTTGCACTTATCTTCACATTACCCATACGACTAGCTAAATCGCTAGGTGGTGCAAAAATGCGGTACTCAGTTAAAAACCCGTCTTCTATGAGTTGACGCATTGTTGGACCAATCACCATAACGTCCATTAGTCCATCAGCGTGACGACCTAAACCAGCACCATCCGCGCGGCAAGGCGTGGCCGTAACACCAAGACCTCGGGCGTTCGGGAACATCTCAGCGGCCTTACCCCATTTATTCGCTTTAAGTACGTGATGCGCTTCGTCAATAACCCAAAGCCCCACAGTAGGTGTATATTTTCGCAATTGGTCTGACATGTCTTTTGGTGGGCGTTTCCCGACTAACGCACCACTTGGGTTTGGTGTAGATAAAGTCCCCTGGTTACAGTAACCTATCTTTTTAGGTTTACCCCATCTACCATCCAACCTAGGCCCATATAGCCACTTAATACCGTTAGGTGCGTCATAAACATAAAAGTCCCCATCCTCACCAGTACCCAACCAACTCATGATTGTATCGACACCGGCTACAGATGTACGAGCGTTAGGATCGTAAAACGACGCTTTGAGTTCAATCATGTGTTGTTGAACGACCATGCGAATTAATTTATTCGGGCCGATGATGCGATGTCGCACACCGTTACGTGCTAACGCCATGGATATTTGCGATACGAGTTCCTGGCGATGCGCAATGACACACGATGCGCCGTTGTGATCACGAACAATTGCCGACAAAATACGAGTCTTACCGCCACCAGTGGGGAGCACTGCAAGCACGTTACGGGCACCTTTCACCCACTCGTTTTGAACGTCGTTATACAGCTTTAATTGATACGGTCGTAACCCTTGGTCGGAGCATTCCGACTTAATAAAGAATGCTAACTTGGTTAATACTGGTAGGTTTTGTGTCATACAGATAAACCTCGGCTAAATAACCAAGCTAGTAGAATACAAAATAAAAATATAATTATTGTCGCAGTCCAGAAACCTACCACGTGTAACATTCCGCCAACTCTATACACGAGTACCGATACAGGTAAGACGACGCCAAATAAAGCCAATATAATCCCCAACAATAGATAAATATTCATTACTTAACACCTCCGCGGTAAAATTGTTACGATTGACCGACTATCTACCGTGATGACGAATATACATGTTTCGGTCACGTAGTAGC